CCGATCATCGAATACAGCGGCAGCCCGCCCGTGATGATGGCGAACGACATCGCGAGCCCGCAGTTGTTTCAGTACTTGGAATCGCTCGAGGCCGCGTGCTACCAGGTCGCCGGAATCTCGCAACTGAACGCGCAGAGTCAGACGCCGGGCGCGACGATGAGCGGGCGCGCTCGGCTCGCGAGCGACCGCAACGAAAGCCAGCGCTTTCTGGCGGCGGTGCGCCGGCTTGACACGGCTTGGGAACAGCTTGGCGTCCGCATCATGGAAGCGGCACAGGACATTTATGACGCCGTAGGCGATTCCAAGGTCATGCACCACGGAAGCAACCGCGTGGTGCCCGTGAGTCTGAAAGACGTCGTGGATACGGACGGTGATGAAGGCCAGTTTGACGTTCAGGTGTGGACGTCATCGCTCGCGCACAAGGAGCCCGCGGCACAAATCGAGTATGTCGAAAGCCTGATAGCGGCCGGGTTCGCGAAGCCAAACGACGCATTTAAGATCATCGACGTACCCGACGCGCGGCATCTTGCCGACTCCCGCATGTCCGCAGAGAACGCGATCGAGCACGCGATCAGCCGCATATTGGATGACGGCGAATGGGTGCAGCCGGTGTCGGAAATGGACCTCGCGCTTGCGAAGGACCTCGCGCTGCAGGAGATCGCGAACCAATCGCTGGTAATGAAGACGCCATCAGAGCACGTCGACATGCTCCGAGACTTCTACGCGCAGGTCGTCGACCTCGAGATGGAAGCCAACCCACCCGCGCCGGCGCCTATGGCAGCCCCTCCCCTCCAAGAGCCAGGGGCGCCGGCACCTATTCCCCCTGAAATGGTAGCCGCATGAGCGACGAGACCACACCAGCCGCAGCCGAACCCACCGCACCCGCGCCGAACCCGAGCGAGGGCTCTGGCGGGCTTGACCTGCAAGGGTACCTGGACGCTAAGCGCGCGGCCCGCGGCGAGCCTGCTGCGGCTGAGGCGCCGGAACCGGCCGAGGCGGCCGAGCCCGAAGCCGAAGCCACGGAGCCCGCCGAGCCGTCGCGCGACGTGCTTGACCTGTTGCTCGACGACGCGGCCACGTTGACGCCGGAGCAGCTCGCCGAGGCGACGACGATCAATCGCAAGATGAGGCGCGAGCAGCGCAAGCAAGCGCGGCGAATCGAGCGGCGGGAGTCTGAGATAGCCGAGCGCGAGAAGACCCTGGCCGAGAATCTAGATCTGCTCAAGTCTGACGCTGCCGCGTTCATGGACCGGCACGGGTTCGACATCCGCAAATGGGCGCTGAGCGAGGTCGAACGCGAGACCGCCACGCCGGAGCAGAAGCGGATCGCCGAACTCGAGGCGAAGATTGCGGCGCTCGCGGAGCAGAAGCCCGAGCCGGACACCGACGCGGGCCGAGCCGAGGACACCCGCGCGCTAGCCGCGCATTTCGAGGACCACGTTGACGACTACGCCAGCTTGGCCCAATACGAAGTTGACGACGTCGCGGAAGCGGCGTGCCAAGAGCTATACTCGTATCACGAGAAGACCGGGCGTGTGTTGACTGCAGAGCAAGTCCTGCGGCGCGTGGCACGTCGGGCCGAAATCGAGAGCGAGCTAGAGACCGAGACAGACGCAGAGCCCCGGAAGCCGGAAACGGCGGAGCCAGGTGGAGCGGTAGACAGAAAACCCCCACCAACAGCTACCAACCGGGCCGCGTCCGCACGAACGCGCGCAAGCACGGCCGCTGCTACTCCCGCCGAGCGGAAGCAGCGAGCCCGAGAGCTTGCGGCGCAAATGCTGAACGGCTCCTAATCGAGCCCGCCACATTGGCCGGCTCACCAGGAGTGAGTCATGGCAGAAATCACCAAGGCGCTTTGTGACGCCATTCTCAAAGAGGACTACGGTCCGGACGGTGTTGGCAACACCGCATACGAAGACAACGCATGGTTCGGCATGATGCCGAAGCACAAGACCAAGGGGAAGCACTATGACTTCCCGGTCCAGTACGGCTACGCGAGCAACGCAAGCCACACCGCGTCCACCGCGCTGAACAAGACCAACACGGTCCAGTTCGTGGAGTTCAACGTCACGACCGTTGGCGACTACGATGCGAAGTCCATCGCGCTGCAGACGCTCGCGGAGGCGACCGATGAAGGTGCGTTCGTCGACGCCCTGCGGAACACGGTCGACTCGCTCATCAAGGCGCTGTCGAACCGCGCAGGTCAGCACGCATTCGGCAACCGTGGCGCTGCTCTCGGGCAGGTCGCAAGCGTGTCCACGACGGCGGTCGTCCTGTCGAACATCGACGACGTGACCAACTTCGAGGTTGGCATGGAGATCGCGAGTTCCGAGGCGGACGGGCTCACGGGCTCGCTGCAGACGGGCACCGCGACCATCACGGCGATCGACCGGGCAACGGGCACGCTCACCACGGATAGCAACTGGACGGCTCAGATCGCATCGCTCGACGCGGACGACTACCTCTTCGCTTCCGGAGACTTCGGCATCGGCCGAGCCGGTCTGTCGGACTGGTGTCCCGTCACACGCACCGGGCTGGGCACCGCGTTCTACGGCGCGACCCGCTCCGTCGACGAGACCCGCCTCGCAGGGCAGGTCGTCACGGGGACCGGAATCCCGATCAGCCACGGCATCCGCAAGGGCGCAGCCGTGACGGGTCGAGAGGAAGGCAAGCCCGACACCGCGCTCATGTCGTTCGAGACGTACAACGATCTTGTGACGGAGCTCGACGCCAAGGTCCAATACTGCAAGACGGACAGCAAGGGCATGGACGCTTCGATCGGGTTCGACGGGATTTCGATCGCCGGCGGCCGTGGCAAGATCGAATGCTACCCGGATCGTTCCTGTCCGTCGAACCGCATCTACCTGGTCAAGAAGGACGCATGGAAGGCGATCCATTCGCAGGCCACGCCGATCAAGATCATGGACGAAGACGGTGGGATGCTGTCGCGTGAGGCGAGCTCGTTCGGGTTCGACGTGCGCGGCTCGAGCCTGCTCAACTTCGCCTGCACGAAGCCGGCGAGCAACTGCGTGGTGAGCATCTGATGGCTGACCGCGGCGCACCCGCGTATCCGGTTCGGGGGTCAAACCCCGAACTGGAGATCGTGGTGGGTTCATTCGAGACGGACGGCACCGGCGCCCCCGTCAATACCGTTGGTGTTGGCTGGAGCATCGGCGCACCGACCACGGGTGTCTACACGGTCACGCTGCGGCGTTCGTGTACGTCACTCATCACCATGGCGACGCTGGCCGACTCGACCACCGACGCTAACGACACGGTCCGCACTGGCGACGAAGACGCCGGCACGGGCTCCACCGCAGCCACGTTCACGATCACCACGGCATCCGCCGCGGGTACGGATGCGAACCTCGACGGCCCGCGCGTCAGCTTCGTGGCGTACATGATCAGCTCGGACAGCGTACGATGAAAAAGCCGAGTCTAGGCCCGCTCCTGCTCCGGAAAAAGGGAGCGGGCCGGGCTCGCACCGATGACGACGACGAGCCCGACGATCGGGACGAAATCGTTAAGGACCTCATGCGCGCTTCCAAGCGCGGTGACACCGCCGGCGTGAGAGCCGCGCTAGACGACTACCTCGACACCCGCGACTGATGGCGTACGTACCCCCGACCATTGCGGCCCTGAAAGCTACCATCAAGCAACGGCTTGATATGGAGGTGTCCGAATACATCGACGACACCGACCCCGGCGAAATGGACGACATGATCCGGGGGTCGCAGCTCGAGTTGTGGGAGCTGTTGACGTCGCTGGACGCGGTGCCGCTGGTGTCTGCCGCGCGCACGACGACGGCCGGCGTTGCAGCCGTGTCGCCGGTGTTCGTGGTCGCAACGGACGGGTACAACGCTCACAGAATCCTGCGCGTCGGATTGACGCTGCCGGACGGCGACGAGGTCCCGTTGCAGCAAGCGAACCTGCGGAACGACATCATACCGGGTTCGGCGCAGCGGTGGAGCGCTGCGAACCTGCCCAAGTACTTGCTTCACCGCGCCGAGACAGACGTTGAGCGCGCGTGGGTGTGCTCATTTTATCCGGTGCCCGATGCGGCCTACACGGTGACGTTCTACGGTTCGGTCGAACCGGCCTACACGTCGTCGCCGGACGCGGGCCTGCCCGAAATCGACACGCTGGGTTACGACGAGTACATCATCCTAGATGTGATCATCAAGGTGCGCGTGAAGCAAGAGGCCGACGCGAGCCAGCCGATGATGCAGAAGGAGGCGTACCGGCAGCGCATCGTGAGCGAGTGCACGCCGTTCGACCTGGCCAGCAATATCACGATGACGGACCGGCGCTCGGTGGACTCCGGCGCGCGCGATGACTTCGGGTGGTGGCGCAGATGAGCAAGCCCGTCCGAGCGGTGCGAGACGACGCAACGGCGGTGTCGCAGGCGTCGCGGGAGCAAGCGCTCTCGACCCGTGACCGGACGGAACGGCACGCCGTCACGCTTGCCGTGGGCTCGCGCACGGTGTCGCATGGACTCGGCCGGATTCCCACGGGGTGGCGTGTCATCGACATCGACGCGGCGGCCACGATCTACCGGTCGGCATGGACGGATAAGACTCTCACGCTCGTCTCGGACGCCGCCGGCGGCGCCGTTGTCGAGGTGTTCTGATGCCGCTGCAGAAAGAGGTACTCGAATACAACTTCTCGCGCGGCCTCGACGAGCAGACCGACAAATGGGTAACTGACGGGCTTCTGCGTGCGACAAATTGCTACTACAACAAGAGCGGCGCGCTCGAGATGCCGACCGGTCACGAGGTCGTCAATTCGGGCGTGACCGACTCGAGCATGCCGCTTCCGGCCGGCGGCCGGATGCTCGCGCGGCGGGACTCCGAGCTGCTTAGCGTGGGCGGCTACTATATGCACGCATACTCGGACCACCTGGACCGGTGGGCATACCGCGGGCGGCCGTCGCCTTGCACGTATTCCGAGTCAGCGGTGATGACCACCGGATACGACACGATCCAAGAGTACTGCGCCGCGTACGTGAATAACATCACGGTGTTCGCAATGGAGACCACGACGCGCGGCGGTGTCGTGGTGACGGCGCGCGACAACACCACGGGGGGGATCATCATCGCGCCAACGCAGCTTGACGTGAACGGCTCTAACCCGCGCGTGGTCACGGCCGGCAATACGATTCACGTCATTTGGTACGACGGGACCAGCGCGCACAAATTCTCGTCACTGAACACCGCGGCGACGCAGCCCGCGTTCACGTCGGCGGCAGCGATAAGCCTCAGCGCGGCGACCTCTCGGGTGTGGTCCGTCGCCGAGGTCGGCGGGCTCATATACATCGCGTACGGCTCGGGCAGTAACGTCTACATCGAAAAGCTTTCGGCGGACCTCGGGACCGTCCACACTCAGACCAACTTCGCAGAGACGATCACAGCGATTGACCTGGCGGGGTACGACGAGACGATCGTGTACGTCGTGTACGCGGACAACACTTCGCCGTCTCCAGTGATCAAGTGTCGCGGATACACCGACTCGGGCACTTCGTTTTCCACGACGTGGGGACCGACGACGGTAGTGACCGAAGCCGCGACGACGGACTACATTAGGAGCCTAGGCATTTGTCGCGATTCGACGGCGAGCATCGGCAGCGCGGTGATCGTGTGGCATGGCGACGTTGACAACACATCCGCGGCGGGTCACTTCGTCAGCCGGCAGAAGATCGATTACCAGGGCGCGTTGTCGGGCAGCGCGTCAAAGCAAAACTGCGTCGGCCTAGCGGGGCGACCGTTCTTGCGCTCGGGCCGCGTGTTCTATGTTGCGTACTTCTACGGGTTCACGTCGTTCGCTGAAGGCAATGGAGCGAACCC